AGTATCAAAACAATATCCAATCATGGGCGGCGAACGAATTTAAAATCAGTTGGAGCATGTAGATGTACAGAAACGTGGAGCAAGTCTTACTCGATGTGTATAAAATCCGCGGCGTGAGAATGGAGCCTATGAACAACACGGCTTCGGTCATGCGCTGGTGCGAATCTAAGGGCGTGATGGGAGGCGGTGGGGATTTGACGCAAGCTGAAACCCACGCAAACGCCGCGATGATTATCAGCCGTATTGAGCGCGTATTGAATCGATACGAGTTGGCGGTGGTAGAGTGTAAATACAGCGAGGACTTGAGCGGGATTGTGGATATTACCGCCTATATTGAACAACAAAACGAGGGCGTGAACCTGCTGATATGCGATTCGCTGGTGTTGAATATCTTGAGAGGATTCCCAAAGAAAACGGCAATTATGGATAAATACGACCTGTCTAATGGGAATATTTACCGACAGGCAGATAAAGTGAAGCGCGTGATTGCAGAGCTTGAAACGTCAATTAGCTTGAAATTGCAAGATGATTTTGAGGAGGCGGGAATCGTCATGAAACAAGAAGATTTTGCCCGATATGAACAAGCGAAGAGAGATAATTTCGACAAAGCAATCAAAAACGCAAGAAATTTTATTTAATCGCTTGACATAGCGGAGGAATTTGATACAATTATGCTATAGTTTGGAAATAGCTATATAAACCGCCTTTGCAGGGCGGTTTTTGCATTTCGAGATAGCCTGTGATTCAGGCACCCCATTAACAAAACGCGGCGCAAGTGAAACGCGTTTGCCCGGCCTGATGGCTGTCATGCCAAGACAGACTATAAAGCGGTTCTTGCACTTCGCCCTATGCCTTGCTGGTGTAGGGCGTTCCATTTTTCCTGTGAGTTGAGTGTGTTTAGCCGTCTAATTCTGAGAGTGGTCGGAGTTAGACGGTTTCTTTTTTAAGGAGGGTTTATGAGCGACACTAAACGCAAAGCAGGCCGTCCGAGTAAATACAGCGACGAGATGGCGGAAAAGATATGCGAGAAAATCGCAAATGGCAGAAGCTTGCGCTCAATATGCGCTGAGGACGGTATGCCTACAACGTCAACCGTGTGCAAGTGGTTGATTGAAAATAAAGAGTTTTCGGAACAATACGCGCGCGCGAGAGACAAACAAGCCGACTATTTCGCAGAAGAGATTATTGAGATTGCCGACAGCGCAGAAGCAGAGAGCGCGGCAGTTGCAAAAGCCAAATTGCAGATAGACGCGCGTAAATGGGCGGCTTCCAAGATTGCGCCGAAGAAATACGGCGACAAGCAAGAGATTGACGTTAAATCGAGCGATGGCAGCATGAGGCCGTCTGTGCGCTTAAATGCTGAAGAGTTTCGCAAGATAGCTGAAGATGTTTTGAGCAAGGTTTAGCATAAAATGCTAATCCTATAGGAGGCTAGATTGCCATTTTTATGCAATTTTCCAAAGGAATTTAAAATAAAATGGCACTAGAGCAATTCAATGAGACTGAAATTTCGGTAATCCGTGATTTAAGCTCAATTAATCTGTACATGTTCACACGGTGGATGTTTCGTGAGCGGCGAGGCTATCAGTGGACGCAAGCAAGACATCACGCCTTAATCTGTAACGCGCTTGAGCGTGTTTTCAACGGCGAAACAAAACGCCTGATTATTAATATTCCGCCGCGATACTCGAAAACGGAAATTGCGGTAGTGAACTTTATCGCATGGGCGATGGGTCGTGTGCCTGATAGTGAGTTTATTCATGCGAGTTATTCGGCGACACTGGCGGTCAATAACTCAGTGCAAATCAGAAATCTGTTACAGCATGAGGAATATCAGGCGATATTCCCCGGCGTGGAGCTTGCAAGCGAGAGCAGCCATCACTGGAAAACGACCGCTGGCGGTGTGATGTATGCAACAGGTACAGGCGGCACGATTACAGGCTTTGGTGCAGGTAAGCACCGCGAGGGCTTCGGAGGCGCACTGATACTCGACGATTTGCACAAGGCAGATGAAGCACGAAGCGAGGTTAGGCGGCAAAACGTTATTGACTGGTTTCAGAACACGCTGGAATCTCGAAAGAATAGCATTGACACGCCTATTGTTGTGATTATGCAGAGGTTGCATGAGAAAGATATTGCAGGCTGGTTGCTTGATGGAGGTAACGGCGAAGAGTGGGAGCACCTTTGCCTGCCTGCTATTCAAGACGACGGCACGGCATTGTGGCCTGAAAAGCATGATATTGAAACATTGCGCCGAATGGAGCAAGCCGCGCCTTATGTGTTTGCCGGGCAGTATTTGCAGAAACCTGCGCCGCCTGATGGTGGTGTGTTTAAGCCTGACCAAATGCAAATTGTTGATGCGATTCCTACGGGGCAGGTTCGCTGGTGTCGCGGTTGGGACTTAGGCGCAACAGTCGGGGGAGACCCTACGGCAGGCGCTAAAATCGGTTTATACCAAGACGGCAGAATCATCATTACGGATATTGTTCACGGCGACAAAGCGCCTGACGAACGAGACGCGATGTTGCGGAATACTGCCATGCTTGATGGTCGGTTGGTTATGCAGTCGATACCGCAAGACCCTGGGCAAGCTGGTAAAACCCAAGCCTTGCACCTGACGCGCATGTTGGCAGGCTTCAATGTCGTAACCAGCCCTGAATCAGGCGACAAGATAACGAGAGCCGAGCCATTTGCAGCGCAGGTCAACGTGGGAAACGTTATGATGTCGCGCGGCGATTGGAACAAAGGTTTGATTGATGAAATGCGATTATTCCCAAACGGCAGCCATGACGACAGAATCGACGCGTGTAGCCGTGCGTTTGGGGAGTTAATCGGTAAACCTGACAACCTATCAAGATTTAAGGCGTTAACATGAAAAAATTCCGAGTAGACGACTATATGTCTGCTGTCTTGGGCAGTCGCTACGGTGTGAGCGCCAAGATACGGACGACAAGCGCCCCTGTTCTTTATGCGAGCGGGGGCATTTTTTCGCGCATTGTTGACATGCCAGCGCATAAGGCAATGTCTGCCGGCGTGAAGATTACGAACGATTCAGACGGCCTGATTTCTGACGAATTAGACCGATTGGACGTGGCTGCAAATATTTCAAAGGCTTTGAGCTTCTGCCGCCTGTTTGGTGGCGCGTGTATCGTGGCAGTGACTAACGATAACGCAGACCTGACAGCGGGATTGAGCTTTGAGCAACTGGACGCCATCGAAGAGCTGCGCGTCTATGATATTACTCAGGTGTCTGTTGAGGGTGGTTTGTACAATGACGCGACAAAACCGAATTACGGGACGCCCGAGCGATACCGTATCAGGACAAGTAAGTCTGATTTCGTGGTGCATGAAAGCCGATTGATTCCGATCGCGGGCGACTTATTGCCCGAAGTAATGCGACACACACAGATTTACTGGCAAGGCCGAAGCGTAACGGAGCGAGCGTATCAGGCAGTATTGGACTGGGAAGAGGCGCGGAACAAGACCAAGCAGATTCTTGACCGCAAACAACAGCCAGTCTATAAGATGAAAGGCTTGGCCGAAGCAATCGCGGCCGATATGGAATCGGCGATACAGAAGCGCATTAATGCGGTAGACATGACGCGCGGCGTGTTGAATACCGTTGCTGTTGATTCGGAAGATGACTACGAAATCCGCGATATGGGCTTGGGCAGCTTGACCGACATTATCAGCAAGTTTGAGCAGGTCGTATCAGCCGAGTGTGGTTTGCCGATTAGCGTGTTATTTGGCGACAGCGCGAGCGGTTTGAACGCGACAGGCGAGGGCGATTTGCGGACGTTTCATGAGGTTGCGGCGGCTGAAAGGCTACGCGCTCAACCTGCATTAGAGCGGCTTGTGTCAATGATTTGCGCTCAAAAACACATGGCCTCAAAAGTGCCTGCCGGGTGGCGTATCGAATGGCCGCCGTTGTATGTGCCGACTGCTAAAGAAGAAGCGGAGATGAAGAAGCTCAAGGCCGATACCGACAGCGTTGTTATTGCTACGGTCGAAAAAGCTGTAAGCACTGGCGCAATGAGTGAAACACAAGCGGCGGACTTCTTGGCTTTGCAAGGAATGTTTGGCTTGACGTTGGAGGCAGCAGGACGAAATGTTGACTATGCCGAAGAAAAAGCGAAAGCCTAAACGATGGCTTTATCCGCTGGCAATTGAGCGAGAGTATGAGCAACTGCTGACGGCATACGCTGACGGCCTTGTAAAAGAGGTCGAGGCGCGTTTGCCGTTGCTGAATCTACGGCTTGATAGCATTGAGGACATTCCCGAGTCAACAGGCTGGTTTGAAGATTTGCGCGTGTGGTTGCTTGGTTTTCTTGGTGCTGGTAGCACGTTGCCAAGCATTAAGCAAATCATGATGGCCGTGGATAGATTCAACCGCCAGCAATTCCATGCGGTTTTCCGCTCGGTGTTTGGTGTCGATATATTTACAACTGAGCCGTTTCTCGCTGACTTGTTGGCGGCGTGGGAAGCTGAAAACATCAAACTGATTAAGTCTATCCCATCTCAATATCTCGACCAACTGCACGGCAAAATCGTTGCGGCGGTTCGTGCCGGTAAGCCAAGCAAGATGATAGCCGAGGTTGTGCGCGAAACATTCGACTTGCCGCGAAACCGTGCGAAGCTGATTGCAAGAGACCAAATCGGGAAGCTGAACGGACAGCTTACGATGGCAAGGCAAAAGAACATCGGCGTTGAAAGCTACGTTTGGCGAACTTCGCTAGACGAGCGTGTCAGGGAAGAGCATAAAGCGCGAGAGGGCGAGAAGTTCAGCTGGGACGAGCCGCCAAAAGACGGCCATCCGGGTAACCCGATAAATTGCCGCTGTTCTGCCGAAGCCGTGTTTCCTGATTTGGAAGATTTGAAAGGTGTTGTTTATGGCAATACGTTATGACCGTGCGCCGATTAAGGCAAAGCGTACGGACGAGGGATTTATTAAAGATACCCCTGTTCTGACCCGAACGGGGGTTTTTGTTTACCGAAACGCCGACGGTAGCGAGCGGCGAGAGTATCGCCCGCCTGAAGAAGTATTCAAGGCTGACAGCTTGGCACTTTATGCAGGGATTCCGATCACAAACGGTCATCCGGGCAAGGTTACAAGCGCAAACGCCGCTAACCATACAATCGGCGCGGTGCTGACGCCTGCACGACAGGACGGAGACAACCTTATCGCGGATATTGTGATTCACAACGTCGAGGCGGTAAACGCAGGTAACAAAGAACTTTCAGTAGGCTATGAGTTGGATTTAGATGAAACGCCGGGCATTACGCCTAACGGAGAACGTTATGACGCGGTGCAACGGAACATCATTCCTAACCATTTGGCTATTGTAAGCAGGGGGCGTGCAGGCAATGCGCGTTTGAACATGGACGGCGACGAAGAAGCCGTTATTAATGATGGGAGTGTCGTAATGACAAAACTACGTTTGGACAACGGTATCGAATATGACGCCGCGCCTGAAGTGATTCAGGCTTACAACAAACTGAAGCAAGACCAAGCGGAAACGGTGGCGGCTAAGGATAAAGCCGAAGCACGCGCCGATTCCGCCGAAGCTGATTTTAAAAAACTGCAAGCTGAGCAAGACAAGTTCAAGCAAGACGCGGTCAACCAAGCCCGTGAACGCTTGGAACTGGAAGCGGTGGCCAAAGCTCATAACGTCGAGTTTAAGCAAGATTCTGCCGACCGTGAAATTAAAATCGGCGTAATCAAGGCCATTCGTGGCGACAGCCTGAACATGGACGGTAAATCAGACGATTATGTGGCCGCCGCGTTTGACATGGCTATTGTTGCTCACGAAGAAGCAGCTAAAGCCAAAGCTGTTGCAGGTCAACGCCAAGATATGGCAGACGGCAAAGCCGAAGCAGGCATGTCAGCCGCTGAAGCACGCGCCAAAATGATTGCCGGTAATCAGGAGGGTAAATAATGGCAATGTATGATAACTACATGAATCCTGCATTTGCAGGCATGAAAGCAGACAGCGGCTTTGACCGCGTGGAAAGTGGCGCTGTTGCGGCTGACGGCTTGCAATCAGGCGTGATTGTTGGCAAGGACGCCAAAGGCTTGATTGTGGCCGGTAAAGGCGTAAAAGCCGCCATCGGCGTAACCATCCACTCACACGCTCAGCTTGAGCCGTATAAGCAAGGCGATTGCGTGTCTGTGATGACGCGCGGCCTGTGTTGGGTGCGTGTTGCTACAGGTAAAACCGCCGCTGCCGGCGACCCTGTGAAATTCGACGCTAACGGCTTGCTGGATGGCACTGCCGCCAACGTTTTGACTAATGCCATTATTCGAGATGTAAAAGACGTGAACGGCGAGAAAATCGCCTGCGTTGAATTGCACGCTCCTACTGTTTAAGGGGGAACTGATGAATCAAAAACATATGCACTATGACGAGGCGGAGAAAAGCACAATTGCCGCTTTTGTTCAAAACATGGGTCAGAAATTCAACGAGGACCAAAGTATCTTTGTTGCGCGTGAACTTGACTATGTAAAAGCCAAAGTTTACGAGAAGAAACGCCCACCGATGTTGGGCTTGTCGCTGATTCCGCAAGAATCTGACGCGCCTGAATATGCTGAAACCATTACCTATAAAGTCTATGACGTTGTAGGTATGGCGAAAATTATCGCAAACTATGCCGACGACCTGCCGCGCGCTGATGTGGAAGGCAAAGAGCACACGATCCGCGTCAAAACCATCGGTAACAGCTACGGCTATAACGTGATGGAACTGAAAGCATCTGCCGGTTTGGGTCAAAACCTGCCGACCAAGAAAGCCGAAGCGGCACGTCGTGCGGTTGAAGTGAAGCTGAATCAGGTGGCGATGGTTGGCGATGCCGACTATAACTTGTACGGCATGACTAATCACCCGAATATCGGTCAAACTACCTTGCCTGTTGCGAAATCATGGGACAAATGCACCGGCGAAGAATTGATGCAGAATCTCGATGCCTTGTGGAACGCAGTCCGCTTGCAGTCTAAAGGTGTTCACACGCCTAACAAGCTGATTCTTTCTTCCACTCTTCATGCAATCGTAACTTCAAAAATCTACACTGCCGGCACTGGTGAGACCGTTTGGGGCTTCTTTAATAAGAAACATCCGGGCTTGCAACTGGTGGAAGCGCCTGAGTTTGACAAAGCAGGCACTGGTGGCGCTCACTTGGTATTCATCGGCGAATTTGACGCCGAGAACATGAGCCACGAAGTAGTGATGCAATTCAACCAGCTGGAAGCGCAAGCGCGTAACCTTGAATTGGTTGTTCCTTGCTACGCTCGCACTGCTGGTGTTGCCGTGCATTACGCTTTGGCATTCTCAAAAGCCGAAGTGCCTGCCGCTTAATCTTGAAGCCGCCTGAAATATGGCGGCTTTCTCTTGGAGATTAAAAGATGATTTATGTCAAAAACGTGAAGCCGTCTGTTGTTGTGTTGAACGGCAGTATCGTGGTTGCACCGCTTGATGTCGTGCAGGTTGACGAAAACGACAACGGCGTTAAGCGCCTGTTGGAAAGCGGTCAACTGGTAGAAGCGACAAGCAACGAAATCCCGACAACAGTAGAAGAACAGCCTGAAGATTTGGACGGCATGACTGTTGCGGAATTGAAAGAATACCTGAAAGCAAAAGGTGTTCAGTTTGACGCAAACGCCAAAAAAGACGAACTGCTGACACTGGCAAAGGAAGCTTAAATGGAATGTTCTGACGTATCTGTAAAAACCCTGCTTCTGTACGCGCCGATGTTGCAGACGATGGACGAAGCCGTCTTGCATGATACGTTGGTTGCTTCCATTGATTTTGCGCCGTCCTGCCTGCCTGAAGCAAAGCAGAAAGAGGCTGTCTATTACTACGCGGCCTACTTGCTGTCATTACGACAACAGGCGGAATTGGTGGGCGTAATTCCTGCTGGCGTAACTTCCGAGAAAGAGGGCGACTTGTCGCGTTCATACGGGAACAACGGCAGTAATGCGGCAGACCCTTACGGCTTTTTAGCGCGTTATGAAAAGCTGAACAACGTCTGTAAGCGCGTTGGTGCTATTACTGTTGGCACTGGTGCTATTGGTGGCTGTTGTGAGTGTCTTTGATATATCGGTTAAGCTGTCGGATATGGGGCTTGATAAGGCGCTTGAAAACGTTATTCAGCTTAAAGATAAACAGGTCAAGGTGGGTATTCAGGCCGGGAGCGGTTCGCATGACGGCGTCGATATTGTCGATATTGCCGTTTACAACCATTTTGGTACGAGAAATATCCCGTCACGGCCTTTTATCAATGACTGTTTCGACAAAAACCAAGGGCAAATCGCTGAAGCCAAGAAACGCATTGTTTACCGTGTCATGGACGGAATGTCCGCAAGTGCCGGGCTTTCTCAGCTTGGGCAGTGGTATCAAGACGTGCTGAAAGGCCATATCCGTAACGGTGGCTGGACGCCTAACGCGCCTGCAACCATCAAGCGGAAAGGCTCAAGCAAGCCGTTGATTGATACAGGTCAACTCGTTAACTCTGTAAGGTGGAAAATCGAATGATGAGTTTTAGAAAACCGCAAACGGTTAAACGCTTTGCAGGTGGGAAGTATGTTAAAGGCCGTTGGGTGGCTGATGAAGAATCAGAAACCCTGCAGATTATGGCAAGCGTACAACCCGTTACCAATGACGATATGCAAAACCTGCCAGAGGGTAAGCGCATTGAGCGAGCCGTTAAAATCTACACGGACGAACTGTTGAGGGTAGAGGGAACGGACGAGCAGGGCGATGTCATTTTATGGCAGGGGCGCGAATATCGTGTTATCGCAATCGCGCCTAATCAGATGGGTGTGATTAGCCATTACCGATACTACGCTGTGACGGAGGTTGAATCATGAGAGACGACCTTTACAACATCGTTGAGAGCGTTTGTGATTACCCTGTTATCTGGGCATACGAGAACGGCAAGCGGCCTAAAACAACGTTCTTCCTGCTTGATGTGCGAACGGTAAATGCACAATGGGGTGCGATTGTCGGCAATGTTGCTGATGATGGCAGTCGGCAGATTGACGCAAACCGTGAAGCCAGTGTCTATCTGACCTGTTTCGGTAAGGATTCCGACAAGATTCTTGACGAAGTGGCCATGCGCCTGCAGACAGAGCGTGTTTTGGATATGCTGGAAGCCGCAAACGCCGATATTGTCGATTTTGACGCGGTACAACACGCGCCGAAGCTGTTTGAGCGAGACCATGAGCAACAGGCAGTCTTGGGCTTCCGTTATCGCTACACGGCAAACACAACAGAAACCATCGATTTCATTGAATCGGTAGATTTAAATATTGATACGCAGCCATAGGGCTGCTTTTTTATGGAGTAATAACTATGGCAAGTATCGACCGCCTTGTGGATGTTCAGATTGGTTTGAACACTACAGGCATTGCAACATCAAGCTTTTCAGACGGCATGTTTGTTGTGCCGCATTGCCTGAATTTGAGCCGCATGATGGCCATTACCGGCGCAGACCAGCTTCTTGAGATGGGCGCACGTCCTACTGATTTGGTGTATTTGGCTGCGCAGGCTTGGTTCTCGCAAGGCAAGCACCCAAGCAAGCTGTACATCGGCCGCAAGCAAATCAACAGCGTGAAACTGGCCGTCAATAAAGCCAAAGCCGCTGAATATAAAATTACCGTTGCCCGCAAGGTTGGCGGCGAAACGGTAACTCAAACGGCAAGCACTACCGGCACGGCGGAAATGCAACCAAGCGCAATCGCCACAGCCTTGAAAACTGCTGCCGCTTCTATTGGCGTGACTGTTTCCGTCAATAACAACGTGCTGACAATTTCTTCTGACGAAGCGTTTACGCTGAAATATGTGAACTTGGACAAGCAGGAAGAATCTTCTACCGAATCATGGACGGACGCACTGTCTGCTATTCAAAAAGCAGGCGGCGACTGGTACGGCTTGGCTATTTCCAGCCGAAAAGCCGCTGATGTGTTGGAAGTGGCGGCATGGGCTGAAGCAAATCATAAAATGTTTGGTACGGCTTCGGCTGATGAACAGATTACGGACGGCTCAACCGACACGGATATTTTGAGCCAACTGAAAACTAAGGGCTATGCCTACACGTTTGGCATGTACCACACAAAAGCCGAAACTGAGTTTCCTGAATTGGCGCTGATGGCAGACCGTTTCACTTATTACCCCGGTCAAGAAACTTGGGCAAACGTGAAACTGAACGGCATTACCGCCGATACACTGCTTGAAAGCCATGTGATTGTCGTTCAAAGCAAGAACGGCTCAACCTTTGAGAATTTCGGTTCTTTCTCGATTTCTCAACAGGCCAAAACAGCAAGCGGCGAATGGATTGACGTCATCCGTTTCCGCGATTGGCTTAAAGCGAATATGCAGGCTGACGTAGCCTATGCGCTGATTAATGCAGGCGGCAAAGTGCCATATACCGACAAGGGTATTCAGGTTATCGTTAACGCCATGCGCCAAAGCTTGGACTTGGGCGTTCAACGTGGCGGCATTGCTCAACCTGAGCTTGATTCCGAGAACAAAGTCTTGGAATCGTATGTCATTAAATACCCACGTTCTTCCGATATTTCGCCAAACACTAAAGCAAAACGTATCTTGCAAGATGTTGGTGGCGTAGCGCGTTTGGCTGGCGCAATCCACTTGGTTGAAATCAAGTTTGCTTTGGCTTATACCCTGTAATTAACAGGCCGTCTGAAATATGACGGCCTTTCTTTTGGAGATTAAAAGATGGCTGGTGTTAAAACATACGCAAGCGACAAAGTGGCAATCACGTTCGGCGCGCATAGCTTTAAAGGCTTGGCAGATGGCACGTTTGTGAACATTGAGATGATGTCTGACGGCGTAACAAGTAAAGCAGGCGCGGATGGCGAAGTAGCCCGTTCTATGAGCGCAGACAAGCGCTGCAAAGTGGCTATTACGTTGCTGTCAACAAGTGAAACCAACACGGTTTTGAGCCGATTATATGACGCAGACCAAGTATCGGGTGGTGCGTTGCCTTTGCCGTTGACGATTAAAGACTTGCGCGGCGATACCATGTTTGCGGCCGGTTCGGCTTGGATTGTCAAAAAAGCAAACACTGAATTTTCTCAAGAGGTTGGTACGCGCGAATGGACGTTCGAGACCGCCGCCGCCGAGTATATCGCAGGGGGTAACTAATGAGCATTTCTAAAGAAGTGACGATTGGTCAAAACAAGTTCGGCATTATCCGCATGGACGCGTTTACGGCGTTGGGCGTGTTTGGCGACTTGCAGAAAGAATTACTGCCTGCTTTGGGTAATTTGGCAGCCGATGGCGAAGATTCGGTCATGAAAACTATTGAGTCGCTGTCGTCTCACTTTACCGGCAAGCAGTTGACCGAATGGGCGGAACGTCTGATTACGCCTGATTATGTGTCGGTGTACGATAAAGACGACCGCGAATTTGTGCGCTTGACCGCCGACCGCCGTGAAATCGTCTTTGAAAACGCGGTGCAGATTCTCGAATTGTTGGTGGAAATCATCAAGGAGAATTTTGCCGACCCTTTGACGCAATGGCTAGGCCGTTCTGGACTGGCCGACAAATTAAAAACCAAGAAAACGGACAATTCCGCGAAGAAATAAAAGCGGAATTTCTGATTTGGCGGCCAATCATGGGCGGTTTTGTTACTCTGACTGAGGTCAAGAACGGAACTGCTTCATTGGTTGACCTGCTGAAAATTAATGCCTTGATGGATTCTCAGGCGGCTGCCGAGGCTGAGGCGATGGAGCGTGCAAAATGAGCGTAATGAAAGAGTTGGTTACGGTTCTAAAGTTTAAGCTTGAAGAATCAGGAATTAAGAAGTATCAAGCCGCTTTGAAAGGTGCACAAACCGAAGCCAAAGCCTTAGGCAAAAACATGAATGACGGCTTGCAACAGACAAGCGGCATTATTGACGGGATTAAAGGCAAATTAATAGGGCTTTTCAGCGTTGCCGCAGGTGGTGCGCTGATTAAGTCCGTTATCTCGACCGGCGCCGAGTTTGAGAAGTTCGAGACAATCTTAGGTACGATTGAGGGGTCAAGCGAGAAAGCCAAAGACTCAATGGGCTGGATTTCTGAGTTTGCCGCCAAAACGCCTTATGATATTGCAGGCGTGACGGACGCCTTTATTAAACTTCGTGCCTATGGCATGAACCCAATCAAAGACGATTTATTGCGAACGCTTGGCGATACATCGGCGGCGATGGGTAAGCCTATCATGCAGGCGGTTGAGGCAATCGCAGACGCTGTAACAGGCGAAAACGAACGCCTTAAAGAGTTTGGCATTAAAGCCGCGAAACAGGCGGGTAAAATTGCCTACACATATACCGACAGCGCAGGTAAGCAACAAACCAAGCTGGTTGACGCCAACAGTCGTGAGCAGATTCAGGCGACCTTGCAGGCCATTTGGAATGAGAAGTACGCAGGCGCGATGGATAAACTCTCAAACACTTGGGAGGGCATTACATCAAACATCGGCGACCAATTCGACCGTTTGAAACTTGAAATCGGTCGGGCGGGTGTCTTTGATGGCGCAAAAGAGGGTTTGAAAGCATTTCAAAGTATGCTTGAAAACCTTGATGCGGACGACCTGAAAGAAATTGCCGAGACGATGGTAGAGATTGGTAAGGCGGCAACAATTGCCTTCGCTTCTTACTATATTGTGCAATTTAGAACGGCTGTTCTTGCGGCAACAGGAGCAACAAACCTATTCGCCGCTGCGAGAATGAGATTAACCGCTGCTATGACGTTTAAAAACGGCTTCATGATTGGGCAAATGCTCAAATACGCGGCGTTGCTGTACGGTATCTACCTTATCGGCGAGGACATCATCACATGGCTGCAAGGCGGTGTATCAGTAACAGGTGGGCTGATTGGGCGTGTTGAGGAATGGCGCGATCAGATTAACGCGGTCAAAGAAACGCTGATTGCAATCAAGGACTTTTTAGGCGGCGCAGGCATGGAGTTGGGCGAATGGCTGGCAAAAGGTGCGGCGATTGCGGCGGTTCTGTTCACCGTCTTTACGATTGTTTCGTCATTGATTGGTGTGATTGGCTCAATTGTGACGGCTGTCGGTGTGGTTGTTGGCGTGATTGGTGGCCCATTAACGCTTGTTGTTTTGGCGGTTGGCGCGGCGATTGCTGCGATTATTTACTATTGGGACGATATTAAAGCGGCCGCTGAAGCAGTTGCCCAATGGATTCAAGACACATGGAATAGGGCGATAAGCTGGATTACCGCGAAAATAGAAGAGATAACTTCTCGCTTCCACGGTGTAAAAGAGGCTGTCGGCTTGCTGATTGGTATTATTGGCGGTCCGTTGATGATGGTCGTCATGTCCATTTCTGCGGCGGTGTCTTTAATAAGCAGTCATTGGGGTTCTGTTAAAGCAGCAGGCGCGGCGGCAGGTCAGTGGATTAAAAGCGTTTGGGATGGTGCTATTAACGGAATCGTCGGGATGATTGATAAGATTGTCGCCAAATGGAACAGCTTTAAGGGCATGATTTCCGCTGGTGTTAATTTTGTTATGGGCGCATCTTCGAAGATACCAACAGCAGGCGGCGGCAGTTCTGTTAGTCAAGTGAACAATATCACGGTCAACGGTGCCCGCAATCCTGCAAGAGCTGCGGCTACGACAGTGAATGGAATCCGTCCAATGCCAAGATTATCAGGGGTGCGGTAATGAGTTTAGTGAATCTAGTTTTCGGCATCGGAAACACAAGAACGCAAATCGGCACGCTTGAGCTTGATGCTTTGCTTGAGGAGACTGTAACACTCACAAGCAAGGTCACGAAGTACGTTGTCGAGGACGGTTCGCCGATTACCGACCATATCAGCAACGAAAACGAGAAGCTGCATATCGAGGGCATTGTAACCAGTGCAACCGTTGTACTGCGAGGCGAGGCAGGGCGGCAGAAGCTGATTAACGCAAAAGAAGCCCTGCGCCTGTTGCATGAGCAACGAACGCCCATCACGGTCATCACCGGCATGGATATGTACGTTGATTTTGCCATTGAGTCGTGCGACATCGGGCGTAACGTTGATGACGGCGAGTGTCTGACAGTTAGTCTTGAGTTATCGCATATCAGAAAGGCTACCGTTGAGACTACGGACGTGCCGGAGGGTAAAGTAAAGGCGGCAAATAAGGGTAAGGCTGGCGAAACCAAGAAGAAGGGCGGCAAAGTAACCAATACGAAGAGCAAATCTTCAACGGTTTCAAAAGCTGCCAAGTCTAAGACAACGCCAAGCCCGAAAGCGGCGGAGAAAGCGCAAGCCGTTGCTTCTGCCGATAAGGCGGCGCAAACGTCTCAAAAAGCAGGTAAGACCATGAGACAAACAAGCAAGGCAAGTCAGGCATTTGGGTGGGGACGATGATAAAAATTCCATTGATTGACGCAAACGATTTCGAGGTCGAGGCTGAACTTGACGATGTAACATATTTCCTGCACTTCGCTTGGAATGACGAGGCGGAAATTTGGACGTTATCGGTTTCAAATGCCAACAATGAAAGCGTTTTGTCGGGTATCCGTATCATCACGAACTACCCGTTGTTGGGCAATTATCCACATCTTGACTTGCCCAAAGGCTATCTGATTGCAACGTGTTTGGACACTTCAAAAACGACAATCGGCAGAAGTGATTTTGTCGATGATGTGGTCGAGTTGGTATATATATCACGCGATGAATAGGGCGAATCATGTATAAATTTGACCGAACGTATCGGCTTGTTGTTGGGAAATCAGGCGGCCAAGGTAAAGAAATCAAGCCGCCGATTCATATTGAATTTGAGATTGAGAAAACGACAAAACCCGATCCGAATCAGCACAAAATCAAAATCTACAACCTAAAGCCTGAAACCGTAGAAGCCATTAGTAAGCCTGATGGCTTTTGTGTTTTGTACGCTGGCTATAAAGAAGAGGAAGAAGATGTACTGATAGCGGCTGGTGGTGTGGTTGACGCCTATACTTATTTGGACGGCGAAAACCGCGTTACAGAGTTGCTTGTGGCCGATGGCTGGGTTGAATTGCGTGATTCTGCTGTCTCGCTAGGGTATGGCAAAGGTGCGAACGCTCACACAATCATCAAAGACATTGCCGGGAAAATGAATCTTCATCTAGTCATGGACAAAGACGTTCCAAATCGGACATGGGAGCATGGTTTTAGCTTCATGGGCGCGGCGCGGAAAGCGTTAGATAAGATTGTCGCTGGCACTGGCTTGGAATGGTCGGTTCAAAATCAGACGCTTCAAGTCATTAAAAAACTCAATACAACCAAGCGGCAGGCGGTCGTTATTTCGCCTGATAGCGGCTTAATTGGCTATCCCGAAAAGCAACGCGAGGGAGCGAGAGAAAAAGCGCCTGTTCCTACGAAGAAAGGCAAGCAGAAAGAGGTAGTCTCTGCTGAACAACAGCGCGACGGCTGGAAAGTAACAAGCCTGCTTCTGCCTTTCATTAATCCGGGCGATATTGTCAAAGTTGAAAGCCGTGAGATTAACGATTTCTACCGTGTCGAGAACGTGAAACATTCCGGCGCGTTAGATGATGGCGATTGGGTCAGTGAGTTGGAACTGAAAGAGATTAAATGACGGATATTGCAGAAGAAATTAAATCTGAACTGTCTGAAATCCATACCTGCCTGCCCGGCAAGATTGTGAGTTGGGACGGCTCGTTGGCGGTGGTAAAGCCTGCCATGCCGATTGCCCTGTCTAGTGGCGACAGTTTGCCAGCACCGCAAATCGTGAGCGTTCCTGTTTGCTTTCCTACTGGAATGGGCGGCGGCGCGATGATTAGCGTACCGTTGCAGGCAGGCGATGACGTGCTATTGCACTTTTCCGAGGACGCCCTGGAAAACTGGCTTTCAGGTTCGGACGAAGCACCGACAGACCCGCGTCGTTTTGACTTATCGGACTGTTTCGCAAGCCCAATGGTTCGCCCCGGTGTTGGCGTGGCTGATACGGCAAATCTACGGCTGATTTGTGGGAGCGCAAGCATGACACTTGCACCATCTGGCGAAGTAACTATTATTGCCACGAATTTCAAGGTTGACGCGCCTGCTTCGGAATTTACCGGGACTTCTACAACGGCAGGTCAAATCACAGGTCAGGGCGGCATGGCGGTCAGTGGTGGAAGCGGTGTTTCATGCGAAGGCAATATTGACATCAAGGGCGGCGTAACCGCAAGCGAAGATGTGACGGCCGGCGGGATTTCCGTAATGACGCATACACATACCGGCGACAGCGGCGGCACTACGTCCGCGCCGAAGTAGGGGGTTTTATGAGTATTGATATTGCTTTGACTGCTGGGCATGACTTGACGTTGAGCCAAGATTTTAATTTTGTTGATGGCGCGGAACGTGTCAAACAGCAAATTAAAATCACGTTGCAGACGTTTTTGGGCGAGTGGTTTCTCGATGTGAATCACGGTGTGCCTTATTTTGAGAGCGTCCTTGTGAAGCAACCAAACAGGGCGGCTATTGAAGCCATTTTGCGGACGAAAATAAAGGATGTGCCTGATGTTTCCGCCGTTCGGAGTTTGCACTTAAGTGTAGATTCTCAAAGCCGTTATCTATACGTCAACGGCGAGGCTGAAACAAAAGAGAGCATGGTTAAATTTGAATATAAGGTGTAAATATGGCGGAAAAAATCGGAGTAACGGCGGCAGGCTTTGTCAAAATGAGACTGCCTGAAATCCGCCTTGCGATTATTGACGATTTCAAAGCGCGATTGCGTGAACATGGAATCTCGGATGATATTCAAACGCGCCCTGACAGTATTATCGGCATTTTGATTAACACATTCGCCGACCGTGAGGCCGCGATGTGGAATGTGGCGGAGGGTGTGTATAACGCCATGTATCCCACAACAGCGACAGGCGTATCACTCGACAATGCCGTGGCGTTTTCAGGTGTATCACGATTGCAGGCGGCGGCCGCAAAAGCCACGGTTATTTTTTATGGCGACCAAGGGACTTATATTCCTGCTGGGTCGGAGATTCGAAACTCTGATACTCAAGTCGTTTGGGCAACGTCTGAATCTATCAGCGTATCATCTACCAATGCGGCGGACGTGTTGATTGCGCCGGCGGTTGCAGACGACACAACTTATTCCGTAACGGTTGATGGCGTGAAGTATTCGTTCACAAGTGGGAAGAACGCCACGACCATCAGCGTGTTGCGCGGTTTGGCGGCGGCTTTGTCGTCAACGAACTATGCCGTTTCAACAACCGGCGCGGCGATTCGTGTAGCGGTCAAAACATCATCTTCCATGGTGGTGCAGCTATCGGCCGGGTTGTCGTTTATTGAGATTGGTTCGCCTGTTTCCGCTTCGCCGCTTGATGGCGTGAATGACGTGGCTTCTGAGGGCATGATTAACGAGCTTATCACCCTGATTGCAGGTGTGAAGCGCGTTTCAAATCTTCAGTCTGTCGCAGGCCGTGGCGTTGAGACAGACGAGGAACTACGCCGCCGATATCAGACTGGTGTCTATACACTGGGCGCGGCGACTTATGACTCAATCATTGCCAATATCACTGACGCGATTCCGACAGCGACAGACATTAAACTGTTTGAAAACGACACGGACAAGACGGCGAACGAACTGAAGCCACATTCTATCAAGCTGGTTATCGATGGCGGCAATGAAGATGATATTGCCCAAGCCTTGCACAAATATAAGGCGGCCGGTATCGATACAAACGGCGATATTGTGAAGCAAATCCAAACCAATACAGGATTGAAGCAAGTCGCTTTCAGCCGTCCGAATTACCGTTACATTTGGGTCAAGGCTAAATTGCAAATGCTTGACGGCACGGAGGCGCAATTCCCGACCGATGGCCTTGATACGATTCGACAGAATATCTTGGAAATCGGCAAGGCGTTGGCGGTTGGCGATGATGTGCTGTTGCAGAAATTCTTCTGCGCCGTGTTTAAAGTGCCGGGCGTTTCGACTGTTGACTTGAAATTTGCGGTTCAAACGGAACTAGGCTCAAAACCTGCCGATAGTGAATACTCAGCGCAAAATATCGTGATTAATACTTACGAACGGGCAATTTTCGACCTGACACGAATTGAGGTGTCTTGATGATTCGAGATTACGATCACGGCAGCCACGCGTGGGGAAACTGCCTAAACCAATTCAGGAATAAGCCAGTTTTTGAAAGCTTCGTTAAAGCCTTGTATCAACCGATGAACGGTTTGCACAAGGCTTTTTTTGATTTGCAGTTCAAACGTGGGCTTGATACGGCTGAGGGTGTGCAGTTAGATAGAATCGGCGATATTGTCGGGCTGAAACGCACGCTCAATAACGCTGAATCAATTATCTTCTTTGGCTTCGAGGAACAGACAGACGTTAAAGGCTTCGGGCAGGCGAGATTGCGCCGCGCCTACGAGCGGACGACAGGCGGCAGCGTGTCATTGCCTGACTACGAATATCGAATGTTGCTCAAGTGGAAGATTGCCGTAAACAACGGTCATGGCACTGTTGAGGAAATCATCAACGCTATGAGAATGGTGTTTGATACTTCGATGGTGCGGGTATTTGACGCAGGGAACGCCAAGATTCAGCTTGTCTTTAATTCGCGGAAAACGCCCAAGTACCTGCTGAACAATATGCGAAGCCTGATTCCTAAAGCAGCCGGCGTGGGCATCGAGGTCATGGCATTTGACGAAGAAAACCCATTTGGTTTTGAGGATCAAGGGTATCAGGGATTTGACGAGGGCGTTATGCTTTCAGAAAGCGAGATAGTGAAGTGAATTTATTTGATTGGTTTAAGCGGTCATTCGGCAAGAATGGCGACCGCCAAGACTGGACGGCCGATGAATATCAGGCAGGCTGGGCGGCAATTAATAACGACCCGCCGACTGTTGAGCAGTTCAATCAGTTGCAATTCTTGGCTGACGAAAAAGCCGCGTATCTATTCGCCCAAATGGCGGCGACTTGGACAAAAGACAAAACGCCGCTCACTGTCGGCGATAACGAACGGCTGAAACGCGCCATTCAATTGATGATTACCGAGGCGGCGGCATCTGTAGTTGATAACCTGACGTCTAATTCTGGAAATGCTGCGCTGTCGGCAAATCAAGGCAGAATATTGAACGAGCGCATTATGAAAGCCGTCCCAAGCGGTTCAATTCTCTACACGGCTTCCAATTCCGTTCCTGACGGTTGGTTGCTGTGTGATGGAACAGCGGTATCGCGTGATGAATATTCCGACTTATTCGCGGCAATCGGCACGACCTATGGTAACGGTAACGGTGCGACAACATTCAATCTGCCTGATATTCGCGGCGAGTTTATTCGCGCCTTAGACAATGGCAGGGGCATTGACGCTAACCGTAGAATCGGCACATACCAAGCCGATGAAATTAAAAGCCATAAGCATATCTCATACTTTGGCGAGGGCACTATGCAATATCCAAACGGCGTGGCGGAGCGTGGGCAACTTGGTTCAAAAGGTGGTGTTGATGGTGATAACTCGTTCCCATACACATCAAATACCGGCGGCGAGGAAACACGACCGCGAAATATTGCCTTTCCTGCAATTATTAAAATTTAACCGATAGGCTGTCTGATTCAGACGGCCTTTTTTTTACGGATTGGAAATGACAAATGTCTGAAAAATGGTTCACGCAAACCTTTGCCGTTGCTGGCAAAACCAAACCTTGGGACGAAAACCAATATTCTGACGGCTGGGGAAGTATTGGCAACCGCCCGCCAACAAAAGAACAGTTCAACTGGGTTCTTCGCCGTCTTGATGAGAAAATCAACTTTATCTACCGCCAAAACAACTCAGTCGAGCTTGATAAGGAATTGGTTAAAAAGGTTCATATTGTCAAGAATATTAATGAGTTACGCCAATTCTCAGGCGATGGCGTGGCGTTTGTATGTGGCTACCATGAAACTGGGGCAGGTTATGGCGATGGGCTGTTTATTGCCGACCCGTTGGATAAATCGTCTGCTGATAATTCCGTTACGGTAATTGTTGGTGTAGATAATTTACGCTGGAAGCGCGTATTTGACGGCGCGATGAGCTTATATGATTTTGGTTACCTGCCATCTAAGAATAACGCAAAAGAAGCTGTGAACGCCGCCGAATCTGCCGCGCTTGGCGTATTTGTTGACTGTCTTGGCTTGACTGTTGACATGGGGACGAAATACCCAACGAAAAACAAATACACAAACGGCAAATTCACAATCAGCGGCAAAACCGTTGATATGCAGTATCAGCCGATTCGCAGTGGTATTGGGCGATTTATTACAGGCTCAGGAGCCGCCGCAAATCTCAAATCCAACGAATGGACAGGCACTGGATTGGTCGTCATCGGCGAGGGCGCAATGGCGCAGATGGAAAAATGCGTTTCCGGCATCGCCATCGGCGACCGTGCGCAGGGCTTTTCAAAAATCAGCCGAGACAACATTGCTATCGGACCTGATAGTTTGATTAGCGTTAATGCTGAAACTGAATGGTATGAACAGTCAAAAATGGCAGGTACTCGCAACATCGGTATCGGCGGCAATGCTGGACGAGGAATCACAAGCGGTTATTCCAACGTTGCCATTGGTCGTAATGCAGGCCAAGGCTTGGGAACAGGTTATTCAAATATCGCGCTTGGCGGTGGTGCATTAGGCGGCACTGCACCAGTTGGCTTGACTGGCGATATTGAGGTTTTTTGGCCGTCTAAAACCAGTAAGACCGTGGCAATCGGTCAGTCGGTTTTGGCGCAATACCAAAACCAAGAGGCGCAAGTCGTTATCGGCGGAGACGCGGCGAAGAACGCCAAAGCGGTTGATAAAACAACCGTCATCGGTTCTGCTGCAATGGAGAATCTCGAACGAAACCGCGCCCCAAATGGTGGTGA